CCCCCCCCCCCCCCCCCCCCCCCCCCCCCCCCCCCGCCGCGCGGGTTGCCGCACATGCCATGCCATGCTGGGTTGATAAATTCACTGCGAGATATTATCGTTCGGGCATGTCCGGTGCCCTCCACACAATGCCTGATCAAGACCTGCGTGAGCTTCTGCTTCTCGAAGAGCAGCTAAAGAAGCTCGAAACCCGCGAGGCGGCGCAGTCTGACTTCATGGCATATGTCGATCACGTCTACGATGGATTCATCGTCGGGCGTCATCATAAAATCATTGCCGAAAAGCTGGAGCGGATCGCTTCGGGTGACTTGAAGCGTCTGATAGTCAACATGCCGCCCCGACATTCGAAGTCAGAGTTCGCATCATATTTGATGCCTTCGTGGTTTCTGGGCAGAAATGCCAAGCTAAAAATCATTCAGGCTACTATGAACACCGAACTTGCTGTAAGGTTCGGTCGTAAGGTCAGGGATCTCATCGCGGATCCGATCTACCATGAGATCTTCCCCGACACTGACCTTAAACAGGACAGCCAGGCTGCTGGTCGGTGGGAAACCAGCGCAGGCGGGGAATATTTTGCAGCAGGGGTGGGCGCTGCAATGACCGGTCGTGGTGCTGATTTGCTGATTATTGACGATCCGCACTCGGAGCAGGATGCATTATCCACATCGGCGTACGACAACACGTACGAATGGTACACATCTGGCCCGCGTCAGCGTCTCCAGCCTGGCGGTGCCATTATTATTGTCCAGACACGGTGGTCAAAGAAGGATCTGACAGGCAGGTTACTGCAAGCGCAGGGTAACGACATGATGTCGGACCAGTGGGAAGTGGTAGAATTCCCTGCCATCATGCCTTCGGGGGAACCGCTTTGGCCTGAATTCTGGAAAAAAGACGAGCTACTAAAAGTCAAAGCTGCCCTGTCCGTGGGCAAATGGAATGCACAGTGGCAACAGAATCCGGTTTCCGAGGAGACCGCTGTCATCAAGCGCGAGTGGTGGAATGCGTGGGAAGAAGAGGATATCCCGCAGCTAGACTACATTATTCAGTCATATGACACGGCGTACAGTAAGAAGGAGTCGGCTGACTACTCGGCGATCACGACGTGGGGTGTGTTTGAACCGCACAGCAATGGTGAGCAGCACCTAATTCTATTAGACGCGAAACGTGGCCGTTGGAACTTTCCTGAGTTGAAGCAGATCGCACAGGAAGAAAACGACTATTGGGAACCTGACATGATGCTGATTGAGGCGAAAGCCACTGGTCAGCCTCTTGCTGACGAGATGAGGTTACTGAACCTGCCTGTCATCACCTTTTCGCCGGGCCGCAAGAAGGGTGGCGGGGGTGTGGACAAGACCACACGTATGCATATGGCTTCGCCTATATTCGAATCAGGAAAAGTTTGGTATCCTGCCGCGCAGAAGTTCGCGGACGAGGTAATCGAGGAAGTAGCTTCGTTTCCAAATGGTGACCATGATGACTTCTGTGATAGCATGACGATGGCCCTGATGCGGTTTAGGCAGGGTGGTTTTATTAGTTTACAGGGTGAAGAACTTGAAGACTGGCTCCCGTCCAAGAAAAGGGACTACTACTAAGCCCCGCATCCGGCTTGTCCCCAACAGGTTCTCAAAAATTATGCTTCCTGAAAAGCGGAAGCCGACGAGGCTGGCGTGATGGCTCAAACTTACGGTGAATATTTTGCTGGTCTTGGCCGCAGCATCGGTCAGGGGGTAACTTTAGGATTCGGCGACGAGATCGAGGCGGGTATCCGTGCTCTCGGTCCCGAGACTTACGACGAAGAAGTCGCGAAGATCCGTGCAGATCTTGCAAAATTTCAAGAAACCAACCCTGTTTCTGCCTTTGCAGGTGAGCTTGTAGGCGCTGTTCCTACGGCTGTGGCTGGCGGCGCGGGTCTTGCTTCGCTTGGTATCCGTGGTGCCGCACGGATTGGTGCGGTTGAGGGTGCGATCTACGGTGCAGGCACTGGTGAAAGCGCGGAAGGTCGTGCTTTGGGCGCGGCTCTCGGTGCTCCGACGGGTGCTGTAGCTGGCAAGGTCGGAGAAAAGGCTGTCGAGGGCATAGCTCCGTTGCTCGGCAGGTTCATGAAGCGCGGTTCGGGGTCCGAGACCCGAGGTGCAACGGACATCCAGCTAGATGCAGCAGAGCAGCCTCGTGCTACGGTATTTGATGTTGAGACAGGTGTAACCTCGCCTCTTGAGAAGACGGTCGGTGAGCCTCGGACCTCGGGTCTTCCTGGCGGTGTAAATCCCGCTGTCAAAAAGATGCGGGAGATACCGGGTGCTGAAACAGTTACTGACAGTCAAGATTATTCGCCTATTGAGAATGCGCTTCGAAATGCTGAAGAGGCCATGGGTGCTTCGCCGACGAAGGGTTTGACAGGGGAGCAGTATTTGTCTCGCCTGCCCAAGGTGCAGTCGATATCGAAGGATGAGCTTGCTGCCAGCGGTCTTGAGTCGTTCTTGCGGAAGCCGGAGAACTTGCGTCGTAAGATTCCGGCTGAAGAGCTTTTGACTGTAGCGAAGTCTCGCCTGCCCAAGATCAAGTCGTATACTCTCAACGACCGCTCGGAAGGCAACCGCACGGCACCTGAGCATCAGTATGATCAGCGGATACTTAGGAATCCAGATGATGGAGAAGCTGACGATCTGATTGTCGATTACTTCGAGACCGTTTTGTACAACAACAACGAGACGGACATCACTCCGTTGGACTTCGGTCACTTCAACAACCGTGGCGGGGAGTTTGCTCACGCGCGAGGTTCTATCATCAACGATCCCCGCGCACCCGGTCGTCAGTCCACCTTCATAGAAGAGGGGCAGGGTGACATTGTTGATGCGATGATCAAGAAGGAAACCTTCCCCAAGCAGATAAAGCAGGCAAAGGAGGAACTCGACCGTCTCGAGCGGTTGGGCGCTGATCAAGACGACATCACAAGGCAGCAGGAGACAATCTTCTACCTTCAGCAGGCGAGTAAGGCTTATGAGCGGGCGCAGCCGCTGACGCCGCAGCTTCGAGAGTCTTTTGATACGGCGCTTGAAAAGATGGAGGCCGACGCACAGTTCAAAACCCTTCCTGATCTACAAAAGCGCAGAGCCGCCGCGAACCAAAGAAAGAGGAAAGCTACAACTGACGCGGCTGATGCTGCACGGACACTTCCTCGTTTGTCGATGGCTCGAGACGCGAGGGACGGATTCGATAGCATTGCCTTCGGGCAGGCGACCAAAAAGTTATTTGAGGGAATGATTGGGACTCAGGAGATCGGGCGCAGGATGACGCCTGGCCTCGCTGACATTATCTCGGCTCAGGATATGGACAACTACTTCTCCGGCTTTGGAGAAAGTCTCATCAGACGTTCCAGCGGCGACCTGAGTTTAATGGACAGCATTTCTCGAGCTAATTTTAAGGGGCTGACCGCCGAAGAACTCACTCCTCAAAAGCTAACCGCTGACCAGATAGACGAAGCAAAAAAACGTGCCGTTGAGATGTATCAAGCAGGTTCCTCAGAAATCCCGCGACCACTCGACAGTCTTGAGGTGCCCGACCCCGTGATTCGGTCGATGGCTGAAGATTTGCATTCAAACATGAGGAAGATGCGCTCTGTTTTTGCAGGTTCGGCTATTAGGTACGACGACCGACTGGGGTCTTCGAGCGGCAGCGAGCTTTTTGATGAACTTGCCGCGAAGTACGACGCCAGACTTATTCAGGAAGTGCAGTCAGTAGACGCCTCGGATTATTTGAAAAGTCGCGAACAGTGGTTACCGGCAGCGCAGAAGGTGTCACAAGCAGCCCAAACCTTTAGGAACGCTGATCAGGAAGTAACCGACATACTGGTGGACGAGCAGACTATCGTCGAAGAGGCTGCGAAGCGTCATTCTCCGGGTCCGGGCTTCCTTGAGTATCTTTCCGACATGAAAAAAATCCCTGAACTTGCTGATGCGGCGCAAAAGGCGGGGGACAGGCTCTTTCCGTATCAGCCCTACACGACCAAGTTTGCTACTAACCGCGCGGTCTTCATGAACGCCATCCAGAAGGCCAAGTCACAGGGTCATAAGTATTTCTACTTCCCCGACCATCGGGATGTAGCTATACGCCGCCCCCTCGAAGAGTCCACAAGGGACATCCAGGAGGGCAGCAAGCGCATGCAGAAAATCTTCGCTGACCATCACAAGAAGTTCGAGAGCACGTATAAGGATGCTCCAGAAGCTGTGATTAAGGAACTGAAGGAAACATTTCCGAACCTTGAGACCGGTACGTTCGATCCAGAAAGCTCTGTTGATTTTCGTCGGATGTTTTCTGACGAGATGAACGCTGATCGTATGGGCGAGGGCATGAAGGTTGGAGAAAGAGTGCAGGATCGCAACCTTCGTCCTGTTACATACATCGACCTCGACACGATGGATACGAACTTCAAACCCCGTCGATTTGCTAAAGGCGGGCCGGTAGACCTACGCTCTGGAATCGGCAACATGTTTAGACTATACTCTTGACACACAGATAAGGATTTTTTCTGATGTTGAAGTTTTTAAAAGATGCACACTCGGGCGGCGATGAGACCGATCTTTTCGGCAAAGAGAAGCGCCGCAAGAAGCGCAACCAAGAAATCGCTGACGAGCGCCGCCGACTGCTGGAGGGCGGTGATTCAGGTTCGACTGATAACAAGATTTCGAACCGCGCCCAAGAGCTAAATCGCGCGGCTAACGAGCGCCGCAAAAAAATGGGTCTTCCCCCGCTCAAGGCGGAAGATGTTAAAGTCTTCAAAAACGGCGGCGCTGTGATGAAAGCCCGTGGTGGTACTTTCAAAGGAACCTTTTAATGGCTCTGCCTCCTCAAATGGTCGATATGGCAATGGGCGCTGGTGGCCCGGCTGACCAGTTGCCAGAAGAAATGATGGTCGAACTTCCCGCAGAAGAAATGCTCCCCGAGGGTATTGAGCTTGCTGGCATGGAAGAAAGCATCGAGGTCCAAGCTCCGATGTACGATCACAATGCTAATTTGGCGGAGATTCTTGATGATTCCGTTCTCGGATCGTTGTCCTCGGATATTCGGGACAAGATCGACGATGACAAGGAGTCTCGAGAGGATTGGGAAGAGGCGATATCCAAGGGCTTGAAGCTGTTGGGTGTGAATTACGAAGAGCGCAATGAGCCGTTCCTTGGTGCGAGTGGTGTGCATCATCCGCTGTTGAGTGAAGCTGTCACGCAGTTTCAGGCGCAGGCGTACAAGGAGATGTTGCCTGCTGGTGGTCCTGTGAAGGCGCAGGTTCTTGGTGCATCGAACAGGATGCTTGAGGATCAGGCGCAGCGTGTGAAGGACTTCATGAACTATCAGATCATGGAGATTATGGATGAGTATGATCCGGACACGGATCAGATGTTGTTTTATTTGCCGCTGACTGGATCGACGTTCAAGAAGGTTTATTTTGATCCGGGCAAGCAGCGGGCTGTGTCGAAGTTTGTACCTGCGGAGGATTTGATTGTTCCGTATTCGGCGAGTGATTTGAACACTGCCGAGCGGGTGACTCATGTAGTCCGCATGACGGAGAACGAGTTGCGTAAGTTGCAGGTTGCTGGTGTGTACCGCGACGTGGACTTGCAGCCGGGAGATGAGGATGATGAGGGAGCGATTAAGCAGACTGGCAACGAGTTGCAGGGTGTACGTCCGTCGTACAGCGACGACGTTTACACACTGGTTGAGTGTCACACGGAGCTCGATCTTGAGGGATTTGAGGATACTACTCCGGAGGGTGAGCCTACAGGGGTTAAACTCCCTTACATTGTCACTATGGATGAGGGTTCAGGACAGGTTCTCTCGGTTGTGCGAAACTATCGAGAGACGGATCCACTTCGTAGAAAACGACAATACTTTACTCATTATAAGTTTCTGCCTGGGTTTGGCTTTTATGGCTTTGGCCTGCTCCATACTATAGGTGGTTTGTCTCGTGCAGCGACTTCTATTCTTCGTCAGCTTATCGATGCGGGCACTCTTTCGAACCTGCCTGCTGGGTTTAAGGCTCGTGGTGTTCGTATTCGCAATGACGATGAGCCGCTTTCTCCTGGCGAGTTCCGTGATATTGATGCTCCCGGTGGTGACCTTCGGAATGCTCTTATGCCCCTTCCATACAAGGAACCTTCTGGGACACTTGCTCAACTACTGGGCGTTATCGTCGATTCAGGACGCCGATTCGCTCAAGTCGCAGATGCAAAAATCGCCGACGCTAACTCACAGGCCCCCGTCGGAACCACGGTTGCACTGATTGAGCAGGGCTCGAAGATCATCTCTTCGATTCACAAGCGGCTGCACTATGGGCAAAAGCAGGAGTTTCGGCTACTTGCCGAGATTTTCGCAGACAATCCAATGCCTTACCCATATTTCGTGGGCCAGAATGTGCCGGCAGAAATCATGGCGCAGGATTTTGATGGCCGGGTAGACATTTTGCCTGTGTCTGATCCGTCGATCTTCTCGATGGCGCAGCGCCTGTCCTTGGCACAGACGCAGATGCAGTTGGCGCAGCAGGCTCCGCAGCTTCACAATCAGTATGAAGCGTATCGTCGGATGTATGATGCGATGGACATCAAGAACATTGATGCGATTTTGCCACCGCCGCAGCCTCCGCAGCCTATGGATCCGGCTACAGAGAACGCAGCAGCGGTGAAGAACATGCCTGTTCAGGCGTTTCCGCAGCAGGATCATGAGGCGCACATCATGGCGCATTCGATGTTCCTGTCTTCGCCGGTGGCTGGAGCGAACCCACAAGCCTTCTTGCTGCTCCTCTCGCACGTGCAGGAGCACGTTGGGATGCTGGCGAGGGATCAGGTTACCGCGTTCTTCCAACAGGCCGCTCAGGAAGCTATGGCGGCGGGTGAGATGGTGCCGCAGATTGCTCCAGAGGTTGTCGAGTCCGCTGTCGCGCAGCAGTCTGGTGAGATTATGAAGCAGATCATGCCGATGGTTCAGCCGGCACAGCAGCAAGATCCGCTGGTCGCGATTCGTCAGCAGGAGCTTGAGAACTCTCAGATGGAGATTCAGCGCAAGGCGTCGAACGACCAGATGGACTTCCAGATCGATCAAGCCAAGTTGCAGCAGGCTTATGAGTTGGCGCAGCAGCGGCAAGCCTTGCAGGAAGACATTGCGGGCGCACGGAACGATGTCAACGTATACCGCATCAACACACAGGCTGCATTGTCGAGGAACAAATGATCCAAGCACTGATTGGACCTATCGCCTCTCTGGCTGGCACTTGGCTAGAGGGCAAGGTAGAGAAGACCAAAGCGGAGACCGGGGCGAAGGTAGCTAAGGCCAAGGCCGAAGCTACAATTATGGAAAAGAAGGCTACGGGCGAACTCGAGTGGGATCTCGAGATGGCTCGTGGCAGTCAGTCTTCGTGGAAAGACGAGTGGCTCGTAATTCTGTTTTCTGTCCCACTCGTTTTGAGCTTCGTGCCGGGAATGGAAGGAGTCGTTGCCAATGGCTTTGAGCAGTTAGAAAAGATGCCGGATTGGTATCAATACTCCCTTGGTGTTATTGTTGCTGCTTCTTTTGGCGTACGTGCTGCTACCAGATTTTTTGGTAAGAACTAATGAGTATCATGTGGTGCATGAGGCCGTCTCCTGAAGAACTAGCGAGGAAGAATCGTGGCCGAAGTAACAATGGAAAGATTTCTGCGGTGGAAGATACTGCCGCGTCTGATGATGATAATGATGTCGATCTCGGCGTGGAGAGTGGTGGAATGGTTCATGACCCTGCCGGATCCGACGCCAGCGCAAGCGGGTCTAGTGAGTGTAGTCACGGGGGCCATGACCGGTGCATTTGCGGTATGGCTGGGGCACGAGAAGGAGAAGTAAGTGGCACGACCACGGATTAAGCAGTTTGCTGGTGACATGGGAATAAGTTATGATGAGGCCAAGAGTCTTGTCAAAAAGGGTCGTGGTCGCAAGGACGGTGGCTCACAGATACTGGAGAGCAACATGAAAAAGATGCGCGGCTTTGAACACGGCGGCTCACATAAGATGACAACTCCGACTCCGCTCGGTCCGAATGAGAAAATGTATCGAGATCTGATGGGTTCAGACAAGCTGAGTGATGATCAGAAAGACATCATTCGCAAGAACCGGAAACTGCTTGACCCGAATCACCCCATGAACAGAGAAGGTCCACTAAAAGGTGGTCCGGCACAAAAACCGAAAAAACGCGGAATGCCATCGGCAAAACGGAAACCTGTTAGCGCAGCTAGTGGTAAGTTCATGTCTTGCCGAGGCATGGGCGCCGCGATTCAAGGCAATAAGTTTACTGGGGTAAAGTAGATGGCGACGTTTCGCACTGATCGAGAGACGGGCAGAACTGTAATCAGTTCTGAGAATCAAATTGGTTCGGACCGCATGACCGATCTTGAACGTGCGAGTGTCGCGGCTGGTGGCTCGTCGGGCGTCTTTGATCCAAGGTTCAGCGAAGCGAGTAAGGGAACCTTTGACCCCGGAAGCATTGCCTCTGTCCCCTTAACTTTCGATCAGTTCATGACGGCCACAGGCCGAACTGCGACCAACCCGTATGGCGATCAGGGTTTTTTCAGCCGTGTTCTCGGGCTGGACCCCAGCAGTATTAGATACGATATGAACAATGTACCCGGAGGGGCATCGGGCATTGCTCAGTTAAATACTCTTGCATACGATAGATACATGAATCCCGCTGCCCGCACCAACATCCGAGGTGATCAGGTGGGTGGTGATCCCACGACAGGACAGCTTCGCTTTGGAGTGCAGCCGGGTGACCTGACACGCTTTGGACGCGCTGTCCCAGGCCGACGCGAGGGCGTTGCGGGGGTTCTTGACAGTCTCCCGTTTGGCATCGGGTTGGCTTCTAGGATGTTTGGTTCAACACCTGCTCGAGTTCCGGGTTTCGATGTTCAAGAGGTTGTGCCGCAACTTGGCCTTGGAGGACCGCAGCCGGGCATGGGGGTAGATCCGGTAAGTCGTTTCCCGCAAGGACCGTTCCCCACTGATGAGATAATTTCTGCCGGACAAGACGCAGCGGCTACTGCGTTCAGAGATATGGCGCCAGTTCCGAGCGTGGAAGAGTTGATTGCCGCAGCATATGACGAGTCTCCTACATCCGTTCAGAACCTCCCCGCAGGAACAGATGGATCAGCGACGATGACGAAGACATCTGGTGGTCCTCGGCCAAGACAAACGATGTCTAGCATTCCTACGGGCAACGAGGTGATCTTAGATCGTGTAGCTCAAAATCAAATGAGAATTAATGAGGCGATGGCAGAGTTGAGAGCCGGCACTGCTGATTTCCCAGAGCAGCAAGAAGACGGCGTTGGGATGTATAATAAAGGGCGAATCATATCAAGAGTTCCTTACCGAGTCTCACCTTCATACTTTGGCGACCTATAGGACGAGACGATGAAAATTGAAATCAAACTAATCCCAGACGGACTTGATCTGGCGAAAGAGATCCAAGACGGCATCCCTGTTGATCAGATGGTCAACGGTGGCGGTGACGATGGCTCTTGTCCAGTGGCTACACAGGATGTCGAGACGAACGAGGAGAACAAGCGTCTTGCTGTAAAGGAGCATCAGTACGGCCCGGCAATTAACCCGGAGTCGTCGTGCGGTGTTTGTGCGTACTATAATGTGTCCCCTCAGATGCAGCAGTGCATGAAAGACGACTCGGGAGAAATGGGCTATTGTCAGCTTCTGAAGTTCATGTGCGCGGCGAGTAATTCTTGCGCTGCCTTCGAAGAGGGCGGACCCATTACTGAGATTATGTGATGGATGTTGTAGATTTTCTTTCAAGGTATCAGAAAACCTTGCAAACACGGGTAGATGATATTAGCATCTCCCTGACTAGCGGTAGCGCATCTGATATGGAATCATATCGTGCTATGGTGGGTGAGATTCAGGGCATCACCTACTCGCTAGAAGAGTTACGCGCCCTGCTAAAAAAGGTTAACTATGACAACGCTTCTAGTTCCTGATCACGTTCTGCGGCAGCAGCAAGCCAAGAAAAAAGCTGAAGAAGAAGCCTCCAAAAAACCCGCTCTAGATAGGATCCCGCAGCCCACCGGCTGGCGGATTCTGGTCATGCCTTATCAGGGCAAGGCCAAGACTGAGGGTGGAGTATTCGTTCCCGATCAAGCCAAAGACCGAGAAGCACGTGCCACTGTTGTGGGATATGTGGTTCGTCTTGGGCCACTGGCCTATCAGGATCCGGACAAGTTTGGTCCTGATTGCAAGCCGTGGTGTCAAGAAGGCGACTGGGTGTGTATTGGTCGGTACGCCGGTTCGCGCTTCCAAATTGAAGGTGGCGAGGTCCGCATCATCAATGACGACGAAGTCATTGCAACCATCATCGACCCTGATGATATCAAGACATACGGAGCATAGTATGCAAAACAACCTTGCTGAAAAGGAAGAGCTTGAGGTCGTCGAGGTAGGCGAAGAGCAAGCGGAAGCTCCTGTTGAGCAGGCGGAGGCAGAACAAGAAGCCCCGCAGGCTGAAGCACAGGAAGATGAATTAGAGCAATATTCGGATTCTGTTCAGCGTCGTATTTCGAAGCTGACGAACAGGTTTCGTGAGGAAGAGCGTCAGCGTCAGGCTGCGATTGAGTACGCCGAGGCGGTCAAGCAGCAGAACGACGAGCTTCGTTCTCGTCTGGATAAGCTCGATCAGTCCTATGTTGGTGAGTTTGGTAGCCGCGTTGAAGCGGATGCTGTCGCTGCGAAGGAGTCTTACCGCAAAGCCTATGAAGATGGTGATGCGGACGGGATGTTCGAGGCGCAGCAGAGCATCAGCCGGATAGCTCTGGAACAGGCTCGGTACGAAGAAGCCAAGCGGCGCAACGAAGAGCGTCTTGCACAACCTGTCGAAGAGTCGAATCCCACACCACAGCAGGTTCCGCAGCAGCAAGCTGCTCCGGACCCCAAGGCCGAGGCTTGGGCATCGAAGAACGAGTGGTTTGGCAATGATCAAACCATGACATATGCCGCTTTTGGTATTCATCGCCAACTTATTGAGGATGAGGGGTTTGACCCGGCCTCCGATGAGTATTATAGTGAGCTTGACAAACGTGTTCGCACGGAGTTCCCGCACAAGTTTGCGGAGACAAAGCGCGATGCTGGACCCAGAGTCGCTTCTGCTGGATCCACGGCTTCCAAGTCGTCGTCACCAAAGGGGCGCAGAACAGTCAAACTGACACCTTCGCAGATTGCGATTGCAAAGCGATTGAATGTTCCGCTCGAGGAATATGCCAAGTACGTGAAGGAGTAAGTTATGGCTGATAGAAAACCACGCGAAGCAACCACTCGCGCAACCACTCAGCGGCGTAAGCCCTGGACCCCGCCTTCTAAGTTAGAGGCACCTGAAGCACCGGCTGGTTATCAGCATCGTTGGGTCAGAACCGCCATTCGTGGTGAGGATGACAAGACCAACGTACACTCGAAGCTCCGCGAGGGGTGGGAACCGGTACGTGCTGACGAGTACCCCGAGCTTGCAGATCGCTATCCAGTGATCGAAGAGGGTAAGAATACTGGAGTTATCGGCGTAGGCGGCTTGATGCTGTGCCGGATTCCAGAGGAAACGGTCGAAGAGAGAACTGAATATTACCGGGATCAGACCCGCAATCAGATGCGTTCCGTTGACGAAAACCTTATGAGGGAACAACATCCCTCAATGCCTATCCACAACGATAGGCAAAGTCGTGTAACTTTCGGAGGAAAAGATTCCTCCTAACCAATGAGGTAGAGCAATGGCAAACTCAAATGTTGCCTTCGGCATGAAGCCGATTAATACCGCAGGTAGCACACCAGCTACTTCCGGTACTAATGCGTATTTCATTAAGTCAGATGCAAGCGCGATTTTTCAAGGTTCTCCGGTTATCGCAACTAACGACGGCACCATCGCCGTCTCCAGTTCTGCTTCCGGTGATACTTTGAAATTCATTGGCGTTTTCGCTGGCTGTGAATACGTAGACGCGACCACCGGTAAAAAGAAGTTTTCGAACACTTGGCCTGGATCGGGAAGTGCGAACACAAATTTCGACATCATTGCGAATGTGTACGACAATCCGATGCAGCGGTTCATTGTCTGTTCGGACGCTACTCTTAC